CAGTTTCGTAAGCAAGCCAAGAGGGACATGGCAGCGGCTACAGGTTTCATGAAGGAGGTCTACAACGGTAAACAGTTGGCTTACAAGGTATCCATGAACTCAGTCTATGGGTTCACTGGTGCTGGCAAGGGTATCTTACCATGTGTTCCAATTGCTTCCACAACAACTTCAAAGGGTCGTGCGATGATTGAAGAGACCAAGAATTATGTTGAGAAGCACTTTCCAGGTGCAAAGGTAAGGTATGGCGATACGGACTCAGTTATGGTTGAGTTTGACGTGGGAGATCGCAAGGGTGAAGAAGCTATCGCTTACAGTTGGGAAGTGGGTGAACGAGCCGCCGAAGAATGCTCAGCCCTCTTCAAGAAACCAAACAATCTTGAATTGGAAAAGGTTTATTGGCCGTATTTCCTTTACAGTAAGAAGCGTTATGCTGCCAAGCTCTGGACTCAAGGGAAAGATGGAAAGATGCATATGGACTACATCGACATTAAGGGTCTTCAGGTTGTGAGACGGGACAATACTCCCCATGTACGGGAGGTTTGTAAGGAACTCCTCGATGTTGTTCTAACTTCAAGTGACCCAGGACCACCGAAGGAATTGGCCAAAGAGAGGGCGATTGAGCTGCTTTCGGGTGATGTTCCCAATGACAAGCTTGTATTGAGTCAATCTCTGGCGGATACTTACAAGGTTGCTGGTAAGAATGTGTCTGTAACGAGTGCTGAAAGTGTCAATATTAATCAGTCTCATGTTCAGGTTGTCACAAAGATGCGCCAAAGAAAGCCTGGTTCCGAGCCACAATCTGGGGATCGAGTGCCATACCTTCTCACAAAGACCCAAGATCCCAAAGCCAAAGCGTACGAAAAGGCCGAAGATCCAAAATATGTAGAAGAGCATGGTGTACCTGTTGATTATCACTATTATTTCCTTAACAAATTCCTGAATCCTGTGTGTGATCTTTTGGACCCATTATATGAGAATGTGAAAGAGGAAATCTTTGGTGAAATTATTAATCAACACAAGCCACCGAAACCAAAGAGAGAGCCAGCTCTCAGTACAATGAAAAAAGATGATCTTGTCGCAGAATGTCAGCGTCTTGGTATTGAAGAGACTGGAACTCTTGCAGTTCTCAGGGCTCGCCTTAAGGAAGCGAGATTGGCAAAGCAGGGTTCTGTTGAAGACTTATTTAAAAACTACGAGCTAAAACAGAGTAAGGATGAGTCTTCATGAGAAGATTACACAGCTAGTTGATGAGGAATTGGAAGAACGAGTGAATGCAATTCTCAACGAATATGCCCTAACAATTTCAAAAAAGCATGCGATACCCCTGGAACTTTTACTCAAAGATATCCCAGTTTCATTTGTGAGTACCACGTGCAAGGGAACAAAGTCGGATGGACACAGATGCACTTTCAAGGCGGTATACAACGGGTACTGTCGTCATCACAAAGCCCAGGGCGAACGGATATGTCATCGCACATTATCAAGTTCGAACTTACATAACCATGGTCCAGAACAGATGTTTGTGAGGGGATGTCCAGGGTGTGCCTCATCAAAGGAGCTTATAGATTTGGGGGTCTAATATGGTAATGAGCAAAAACGATATTCTACTAACATCCATCAACAACTTTTACGACAACGAGAAGAATAGATCTACACTCCTCACGATATTAGACAAATCAAGTGGTATTTCTCTCCGCAATTTGGAATGGTTTATTACAAACTACGCAAAGAAGAATCATACTTCTTACCAAACGGGGGATGGAAAATTATTCACGGTCCACTGTGCTTACAAGTCAAGCCTCAATGGATACAGTAAACAACTCTTCGATCCATTCTGTCGATCTCAAAAGTTTGCCTACACAGTGCCAGGTACATCTCATGAAATCCAAACGACCTTGGCTCAATTGAATTTCATCAAATGGTGTATCAAGAATAATATTATTGACTACATCTCTGAAAATAGAGAGAGTCTTTTTAATAAGCAATTGACATGAAGCCCTTATCAAACACAAAGGTTTGATATCCAGTGTAGTACATGTTCAGAGAAAAGGTTTCTGTAGAGATGTCTATTCCAGAATCTGTGTCTAATTTTACCTCTATGTTAGTCTTGTCTGATTGAATTTGACTAAAGTCCAAGTTTCCCGATGGTTCCACATTTACTGGATTCAACGAGAAACTATATGTATAGATATTTCGTATTGGCCTAGATAACCTTTTTTGGTATGGAATTAGAAATTTGTAATACTCGTGGCCAGTTTTTGTCAATTCGGGTAATCTGTTCCCATTTATATAAAATGACGCCTCTTTCATGATTGGGTAGAGAGTTGTATCTTCACCCTGGAAATCCAATGTCGCCGAAAAATTAAATCTATTTTCGTACAGATACTCACCACCCGAACCACTACCTTCTGCATCATCTTCGTTTTCAAAAATTGTATTTCTCAAAAACCAATGAATACACTTTACTGGAATGTTTGGGACAAGGTTATTCTTTATAGTATCTTCATTAAGTTCACTCACCGCCACGGAGTGTTTTCTTACAAGATCGGTTATAAAGACCTGCCTCTCACTCGCAAGAAATTTCCTTTCATCTGGACTCACAGTTATTTCTTCAGTTACAATATTGAATGATGGAAGTGTCACTGTATCAGTTGTATTTGTGAAGAATGTTTGTTTGTGGAACTCAAATTCAAACTCAATCTTTTGACGAAATATCGAACACACTGGAAAGTATGGTCGGTTCGGTTTATTGGTTCCATATTCATCACTTGCAAATTTACGTGAAAAAAAGAAGTGAATGGGTATCACCAGATCCGCATCATATTGCGCAACACTTGTACTTGTCGGTGCATCATCAAAACCAAGGTTTCTATTTACAAGAAATCTATTTGCTACTTTTTCTGATATTTCTAGATAAAGGTCGTCATAGATAATTCCCCAATCGTCGTGTATTTTCTCAACTTCGATATCATCCACAAACATTGTCACACTTTTAAGAATATGTCTTCCTACTTGATCTGCGTAGTTCCCGTCAGATATACCAGGAAGTGTTAGACTCAAATACATATTACTCAAGAGATCTCCCATGTTTGTGGGATTGAATTGTACTTTGATTGTCTCTCCAAATGGCCACGAAGGTTTTGCGTTCCCAGGCTTAACAACATTTTTACTCCTGTGATACTTTCTAAAGTCAGAATGTCTCCGATCAGTGGTATAATTAAAGAAGGACTCGTCTGGATCTTTGGAAAGCAAGTACGTGTCTTGCTTCCCAATAGCCTTGAGCGAAATTTTCGCAGCTTCACCCATACCTACTATTGCTTACATATTTTTAATATCCATTTTCCACATGTCAATGTGTGAAGTACCCTTCATAATTTCAAGTTCTTCCTTCGCTTGTTTTGATTCTTTGAGGAGTTCTCGTACACATTCCTCGGTGTACTGGACAGTCTTGATATTGAGGAGATAGTCAAAGTTTCCATTGATTTTGGGGAAGATGCCAGCCAATTGTCGCTCAAGGTCGTCCTTCTTTCTCTTGAAGACTACGATTTGTCCCTCGATGACCATTGTGACAAACTTTGATTTGTATCCACACATCTTGGATCTCACTTCAAGCACTTTGATCAGGTGTTCTTTCCTCTTATTGTAATGTTCAAGACGAAGATCCACAAAGTCTTTGAGAATCTCTTCGGGACTTGAGTACTTGTAGATACCCTTCACTGGGTGGAAGAGGTGCATGTTGGATGTATGGAATGACTTTCTCAACTTGAGGTCCTTGACGAGGTCTTTGCCATTGTAGCCCATGATTTCAAAATCAACATCTTCGGTCGTTGAATTGTTGGTGAATCCTGAGATGACTTTCTTTTCCACGAGACCGTCAAGATACTCTTTGTAGTCTTGAGTCCAACGACCTGGTGGCAACTCGGTGACTTTGAGTCTTGATCCAGTGTCTCGCCATACACCTTCTGTAATCCATGTGCCATCTTCCTTGAAAACTTTACCCTTGAAACCCCTAAACCATGGAGTCATTTCTTTGAAGTCGAGGCCGCTCAAAGCTCTTCCAATATTCTCCTTGATATCCTTGGGATTGAATGGTGGAACGTAACAACTGAAACCCGTACCAATACCTTCTGTCCCATTCACAAGCACCATTGGGAGTGTTGGCATGTAAAAGTCTGGTTCAATGGAACGACCATCATCGTCGAGATAGTTGAGCACTGGATCATCCCGAGGATCAAAGATCTTTCGAGCCTCCTTGGTTAACTTTGTGAAAATGTACCTCGTTTGAGACGCATCCTTACCACCCATGAGACGAGTACCAAATTGACCACATGGCTCAAGAAGATTGATATTGTTTGAGCCTGTGTAATCGTTCGCCAACTTGACGATAGTATCCGCGAGAGAGACTTCACCGTGATGGTACGCCGACTTGTCCGCAACATACGCCGCTAATTGTGCCACCTTCATTTCATCTTTGAGATTCTTATGAAAGCATGCGTACATGACCTTCCTCTGTGAAGGCTTGAGACCATCTGCCATGTGCGCGATAGAACGCTTCAAGTCTGCCAAGCTGAAATTGACCAAGTCTTTGCGGACAAAATGTGTGATGCTCAAGTTCTTGACTGAACCGTAGGGAACTTCCAACTCTTTGGGGTCTTTCGCTGTACTTTCCAAGAGCCACGACTTTCTGTCATCCGCCTTCTTCTTGTCAAACGCGAGAACAATGGATTTGTCCGTCATAATATCCATGTCAAACTTCACAGTCAAGTCCTGAATCTTCTTGAAGTACTCTCGGGCTTCGGCCGAGGTTGAAGTACCCAAACCCTTGTAGTACTTGATTTTCCACCCAGGTTGTCCATTACCATACCAAGCTCTAAAAGCAGAGTCGGTATAGAAAGACTTTGACTGCCCACCCTTGGAAGCCTTAATAATTGGTGTGACCATTGAGACCACAAAACCCAATTTGAGGAGACTGGGCCAAAAGTAGTGAATCATGTTGAGGATGAGACCCTTGATGTGGGAACCATCATTATCCGCATCGGTCATAATCATGAGGCGACCATAGCGAAGTTCAGAAACATCTTGATAATCCTTACCTTGTTGAAGACCGAGGATCTTCTTGAGATCATTGAACTCTTGGTTTGATGTGAGTTGAGTGACCGAAGCATCTCGAACATTCTTACATTTACCACGGAGTGGGAAGACGCCATAGTGATCACGACCAACCACCGAAAGTCCCGCAACGGCGAGAGTCTTTGCCGAATCACCCTCCGTGACGATGAGTGTACATTTTCCAGATTGCGCTGTACCAGCTTTGTTTGCGTCATCTAACTTGGGAATACCAGTAATTTTGGACTTTCGAGCGCCATCCGTCTTCTTGAGTTCTTTCATCTCTTTGAATTTGGACAAAGCTGTGAGTTCATCACTGATACCAGTCTTGAGAGCATTCTTCACAAAGTTTTTGGGTGGTTCAAACTTACTCCCAAAGTCTTGGGCCTTCGAGGTACATTCAGATTTGACTTGACTCGAGAAAGTCGGATTCTCAAGGGTCGCTTTCACAAAGATGTTGAAAGTATTCTTGACTTGTTGTGGCTTCAATTTGATTTTCTTTGCCATCTCATCGATGATACCCGAAGCGAGGTACGACGCCACATGATCCACATGTGTACCACCTTTAGTCGTACAGATACCATTCACAAAAGACACTTGCTCAAGACCATTCTCCGAAGGACCAATACACACCGACCAGCGATCCGTGGTCACCGAACACACATCCGTGACACCTTCGTGCATCTTGGCATACGCTTCAAAAGAAGTCTTGGGAAGAGCTTCTCCTTGAAACTTGACCTTACAATTGGGGGTTGTACAAATGTTTGCATCCCAAACTCGCTTTTCAAAAATCTTGTAGATGTTGTTGTCCATAGATTTCATACCAAATCTTTTCCAATCTGGAATAAAAGTAATTGAAACTGAAGAAGTTGAACCAGAATGTTTTGTAATTTTTGGTGGATGACACACAGTCATGTTATTTTCCCATTTTTGACAGTATGTTTGTTTTGTTTCACTGTCCTTGATTACCACAAAAAACGCCGATGAGTAAATGTTTGTCAATTTAGCACCGTATCCATTTCGACCACCCACAATCCGCCTCTTATTGTCATCGTAGTTTGTACTCGTCAGAAGATGACCAAATGTGAGCTCTGGGTTCCACACACCTTCTTTCTCGTGCATTTTAACACTTATACCACCGAGCGGTCCATTATTCTCGATGGTCACAGAACCAGTCTCCTTGTCTATCCTCGCCGAGATGCTCGTAACGTGTTTCGGATGTAATGAGTTGCGGTCAATCGCATTGACAAGGATTTCGTCAAAAATCTTAAGTAAAGCTGGTGAATAATTGATGCTCTTCTTCTTGAATTGGTTATCAGTCTTGTGATGAATCCAGTACTGTTCAGAACTGAGGTCCACTGGACCAACATAAGAATCCGGTCTTTTAAGGACATGTTCGATGTGTGTGAGCTTTTGAACACTCTCTCCCATCTTTCTTTAATTTTTATAGAGTCATCTCTTTACTTAGGTTTATTCTCTTCGAGAATC